GGATCCGGGTGATTGGCACATTCCGAAGGTGCTCGAACAGGGCTCGACATGGGTGCCGAACGACCTCACGCCCGAAGACGCGCAGATGCTGGCGAGCCGCAAGTACACCGTGGATGACATCGCGCGCTGGCTGGGCGTGCCGCGGATGATGTTGGAAAACAGCGACCCGTCGTTTGGCAATGCCGAGCAGTTCGACCGCAACTTCATCGCCTACACCCTCGGCCCCTGGCTGTCGCTGTTCGAGTTTGCCATCAATGACCAGCTCGTGATTGCCTCGCGCAAGTATTTCGCGCAGTTCACGCGCGAGGCGCTGGTGCGCGGCGATCATGCCGTGCGGTGGCAGGCACACATCGGGGCGGTCAACGCGGGCATCAAGTCGGTGGACGAAGTGCGCGGGGTGGAAAACTTGAACGCGCGTGGCGGCAAGGCGGATGAGTTGCGCGAGCCTCAGAACATCACGGGCAAGCCGGCGGTGGACGCCGAGAAGGAGCCCGAGCCCGAGAAGGCCGCGCCGATGAAGCCCCCGCCGTTCCCGCCGCCAGCCGAGGACAGCGAGCAGGCGCGGGCGATTGCTCAGGCGGCGGCGGCGCGGCTCTTGCGGAAAGAGATGGCCGCCGTGCAGAAGTATGCCGTCAAACACGCGAGCGATGAGGATGCGTTCGTCGTGGCCGTGACGGAGTTCTACGTGGCGCACATCGAGTTGGTGTCACTGACGCTGCAGATGACGCCGGCCGAGGCTGAGGCGTATTGTGCGGGCCAGGCGAACCAGGTGTGCAACGGGGATTGGGTTGAGGCGCTGACGCGGTGGAAGACCGACGACTACGCGGCCGGACTGGCAGGCATCGCGCTGGACAGGGAGATCGGGCCATGAAATACGCGCGCATCATCGGATACGTGGCAGGCACACTCTGGGCGATCACGCCGGGGAAGTGGCGCGAGCTGCTGGGGGTGCTGGCCTTCCGCGCGGCGGGCCACGAGTGTACCGCCGAGGAGATCCACGCACGTATCGGCGGCGACGACAACGAGGGGCCTAGGCTCTCGACACAGAATCAGGTGGCGGTGATTCCGATTCGGGGTGTGCTCGCGCACCGGATGGGCAGCATGGAAGAGTCCAGCGGCGGCGCGTCGGCTGAGCACATCGGGGCCATGCTCGCGCAGGTGGCGGCCGACGACAGCATCAAGACCATTGTGTACGACATCGACTCACCCGGAGGCACCGTGCCGGGGATTCCTGAACTGGCTGCGCAGATGTTCGCGCTCCGCGGGGTCAAGCGGCAGGTGGCCCAGGTCAACGACATGGCCGCGAGCGCGGCGTATTGGCTCGCGTCTCAGGCTGACGAGATCGTGAGTTTGCCGAGCGGGAGCGTGGGGAGCATTGGTGTCTTTTCGGCGCATGAAGACCTGAGCGCGGCGCTCGAGAAGGAAGGCATCAAGATGACGCTGATCTCGGCGGGCAAATACAAGGTGGCTGGCAGCCCCTTCGAGCCGCTGAGTGATGAAGAGCGGGCGGTCATCCAGGCCCGCGTGGATGATGCCTATGGGCAGTTCGTCAAGGATGTGGCTAGGGGACGTGGCGTCACGCCGGCGGCGGTGCGGGGCGGCTTCGGCGAAGGGCGGATGCTGGACGCCAAGGCGGCGAAGGCGGCCGGGATGATCGATCGGACGGGGACGATGGATGAGACGCTGGCCCGACTGACGGCGCGGTCGACACGGGCGAGCGCGGGTGGGATGCGCGGTGAGGATGAGGCCCCGGCGGTCGTGGCTGTGGTAGACTCGGCGGTGCCGGCGGTGGCCGTGCCCCCGCTTGTCGAGAACACGCCGGCGCGGCGGATGCGGATCATGTAGGTTGAGACGCACCTATGGCAGCACCCCGACAGTTTGACGAACCCTCTACCGCGTTCATCGTGATGCGGGTGACGTTGACGCAGCAGCGGGAGATCCGGCAGGTGGCGCGCGAGAATCGGTTGACGGTGAGTGAGGTCTTGCGCGAGGCCACGGATGAGTTCGTGGCCGATTACCGGGAGTCGCATCCGGTGTTCCGGCGCAAGCGAGACGCGCCCTGAGTTTCCTGATTTTCTTCCAACCGTAGTACACCCTCCAAACCCTGATTTATACTGCCCTCGTTCGCGGGTTCCATTGAAACCGCGTGCAGACCTCCGCGCCTGAAGATGTCATGGCGCGTGCCCGGCCTGCGCGCGGTTTGTCGTGTACCGCACATCGAGGAGACAAGAGCTATGGCGAGCGCATTTCTGACCATGCGGCAGGCGCGATTCGAGGCCCGTGGGGAAGCCTTGAAGATTCTGGAGACGCCCGCTGCCGACCGCACACCCGAGCAGGACGCTCGCCTCGTGGCGTTGGAGGCCAGCATCGCCGTGCTCGACACGGACATCGACCGTGCCTCGAAGCTCATGGAGCAGGACCGCCTCGCGCCGTCCACCGCTCCCCTCGTGGTCGGACCCGACCACGCCAGTGAGCGCCCGTGGGGGCCGCGGCTGCCCGACCACGCCACCGACGCCACCCGCGCCCAGGTGCGGAAGGCCGGCTTCGGCGAGTGGGCCATCGCCGTCCGCAACGCGGTCTCCGGCATCGTCATCGACCCGCGCCTGCACGCAGCGGCAACCGGGATGGGCACCGCGATTCCGTCTGACGGCGGATTTCTCGTGCCGATCGAAGTCGCAGCCGGCATCGAGCGCGACATGTTCGCGGGCGGCGAGCTGCTGAGCCGCGTCGACGTGCGGACCATCGGCTCCGACAACATCGCGTACAACGTCATCGACGAGACGAGCCGGGCCAGCACGCGCATGGGTGGCGTGCTCGCGTACTGGGTGGACCAGGGCACGGCGGCCACGGCGTCGCAGCCGAAGTTCTCGCGCGTCGAGATGAAACTGCGGAAGGTGGGCACGTTGGCCTACATGACCGACGAACTGGTGGCCGATGCGCAGGCGCTGGGCGGCGAGCTCGAGGCGCTGTTCGCGGAGGAGTTGACCTTCGCCGTGGAAGACGCCATCACGGAAGGCACGGGCGCGGCCATGCCGCTGGGCTACCTCTCGGCCCCCTGCCTCGTGTCGGTGGACAAGTCCTCTGGCCAGACCGCGGCGACCATCACCACGGCGAATCTCTCGGCCATGTGGGCGCGGATGCACCCGCGCGACAAGTCCAATGCGGTGTGGCTCATCAACGGCGACTGCGGGCCGCAGCTCGATGTGCTGAGCATCCCGGCGGGCACCTCGGCGCTTGAGCCGCGCTTCGTGAACTACTCGCCGGCGGGCATCCTGACGATCAAGGGCCGCCCCGTCATCGAGGTCGAATACAACGCGACGCTCGGCACGGTGGGCGACATCGTGCTCATCAACCCGAAGAAGTACCGGCTCATCCGCAAGGGCGGCGTGGAGCAGGCGTCGTCGATGCACGTGCGCTTCACGCAGGGCGAGCAGACGTTCCGCGCGTTCTATCGCGTGGATGGCCAGATGATTCCGCGGTCGGCGGTCACCCCGTTCAAGGGTGGCTCGACCAAGACCACCAGCCCGCTGATCGTGCTGGCCACCCGCGCATAGCAGGAGTGCATCATGAGCAGAATGAGTGAATCGTTTGCCTACGTGCCGCTGTTGGAGCCGAAGGACAAGACGGCCGCGGCCTACGTGAGTGACGCCGTGGACATGGGGAAGTACCACAGTTTCACGGCCTACATCATCATCGGGGCCGTGACGGGGGATTCCGTCCTGACCGTGAACGCGGATACCACGTCGGCGCTGGCGACCGCGCTGACCACCCCGATCATCTTCAAGTACCGGCTCAGTGCCGGCGCGTTCAAGGCGGCGAGTGCCGACCTGTTCGGGGAGCCCACGGCCGTGGCGACGGTGGCCGGGCTGACGCTGGCGGCCGGCACCTACGCGAACAAGACCGTGGCCATCGAGATCGACAGCGACACGCTGGTGTCGGGCGCTCGGTGGGTGACGTTCAACCTGTCCTCGGCTGGCAACCCCATGCTCGTGGCCGCGTTCGGCGTCGGCAAGTTGCGCTACCCGGCGCATGTGCAGGCCACCACGCTGGTCTAACAACTGGAGGGCTGGATGTATCCACAACCGACTCCAGGCGCACAGGCGGTCACCGACCTCGGCAAGGGCATCACGGTGCATCGTGCGCTGGACACCTTGCCGCAGACGGTGGTGTCGCCTGGTGAGGCGTTGTTCACGGTGACGGGCGGGCGCGTGTTGGTCACGCGCCTGTTCGCGGAAGTGACGACGGCATTCGAGGGGACGGACCCGGTGCTGAGCGTGTGTTCGGCGCCGACGACGGGCACGGCGGTCGTGCTGGCTTCGACGGTGGATAGCAGCTCTGCCGAGATCGGCGGGTTCCTGTCCGTGGAGGGCGATGGGTCAGCCATCGTCCTCTCGGTGGCCGGGGCCGTGCTGTCGACGGCGGTGCCCTGCAACTGCGTGGTGCCGATCGGCAACATCGGGCTCATTTCGGGCGCGAGCAAAACGGGCGCGGCCAAGTGGACGTTGACCTATTACCCGCTGGACCTGGGCGCGGCTGTGGTCGGCACCGCCGTATAAGGGAGCACAGATGGACATCAACGCATCACGCGACGTGCTCACGACGGCGAGGCTGGGCTATCACGTCTCTAGGGCCACGGCGGCGCTGCCGACGACGGGCGTCACCACGAGCTACTTCCTCGTGACGGGCGGGCGCGTCGAAGTCACGTTGCTGATCGGCGAAGTGACGGACACCATCCAGAACTCGGACCCGGGCATCAGTGTGACCTCGCGGGCCACGACCGGGACCGCCCTGGTGCTCAACTCCACGGTGGCGCTTACCTCACTGGAGATTGGCGGGTTCATTCGCGTCAACGGGCTCGGCTCGGCCCTGGTCAAGTCGAACGCGGGCGCGGTGCTGTCCGCGGCCAATAGCGGGTTTGTCGTGAACACGGGGAACATTGCCGTGATTGCGACGACCACGAAGACGGGCTCGGTGAAGTGGGATTTGTTCTACTTTCCGATCGACGAAGGGGCGACGGTCACGGCGGCATAGTGCCGCGTGCAAGAGGAGAGAGCACATGCCAGCACAGTACGTCGGGATTCGGAACGACCAGGATGGCCTGACGACCTTCGACGCCATTCGTACCAGCCGGGACGGGGCGCAGATTTGCACGTCGGCCCACGGCAAGTACTACGAGCAGACCTCGCGGGGCAAGCTCTACACGGGCGTGTCGGCCGTGGGTGGGATCGCGCTGATCGCGCCGGCCACAGGCGGTGGACACCCGACGCTGTGGAACCCGGTGGACTCGGGCCACTACGTCAGCGTGGTGCTGCTTGAGCTGTCGTGGGTGAGCGGAAACAACGCGCCCGGTGCGATCGAGTGGGCCTACACCCTGAACGCGGGGTCGACGTACGCGACGGGTGCGCCGATTGCCACCGCCACGCTGGTGGCGCCCATGGGGGTGCTCGGCGGGGCGCTCACCAACAAGGCGAAGTGGAGCCCGACCACCAACACGTTCACGGTGGCGCCCGTGTTCCTGCGCCCCACGGGGCTGTCGCTCTTCACGGGGGTTGCTGCCACGGCGGTGGCGCCGTTCGCGCTGCGCGCGGACTATGACGGCAACTTCGTCATCGCGCCTGGCACGGCGATCAGCCTCTGCACGCAGGCGGCGACCACCACGGCGCTCTTCCAGGTGGCGATCACGTGGGAGGAAGTTAGCATCTAGCTGCGACAGTCGTGGGCGGGTGGGCGTCGGCTCACCCGCCACATCCTGAGCGGCCTCACGGGCCGGAAGGCCGACATGAGATGGATCGATGTGCATCGCGCCTCTCAGCTCGTCACGGGTCAGGGACCGGCGGTTGAACCCCTGACCTACGCCGAGGTCAAAGCCTTCCTACGTCTGCCCGCCGACGACGACGAGGCCCTCGTCACCGGATACATCACCACCGCCCGGATGAAAGTCGAGGAAGACGCAGGCCTGCTCTGCATCACGCAGAAGT